ATACACAGTATGATCACGATCGTTGTTGTAACTGGGCTCCATGCCCTCGATCTCGTCAATCTGCTCTTCGATCTCGTCACGACTGAGGTTGTAACTGCCACCTGTAAGCTCGACGTCCCGGTAAAATCCGCTTAGCTGTGACTTGCGAATCTCGTTCTTCGACATCTGCAATACATGAGTGACACGTTCTGCCGTGAAGATATCTGTGGCCTCGTAGGGCACGACTAAGTCTTGAGGCTGAATGAATTTACTCATCGCCTTATTTTGAGCTGAGTCGTAGTACACCTTCTTGAAAGCAGACCCTGCCAGCGGCAGGTAGAACAACATCATGTCTAGCTCGGGATCAAACTCCTGCATCACATTAAGAATGTAGAAGTTCATGAATTCTTCGACCCGCGAAGCTTGCGCTTCTACCTCGGGAGATCGTGCACCGACAATCTCTGCCTTAACAGGGCCTTTGGCAGGCAAAAGCTCTTTGTACGCCTGTGCCTGAAACTGTGTAACAGCCTCCGCCAGAATGGGGTGAATGACGCCAGTAGATCCTTGGAAGGGCGAGCTTCTCGCCTCGTCAAACTTCATGCCGAGGTACTTCAGTCCGTCAACATACGTCTTTTCCCACTCTGCGCGAGACTCTTTGTCTGCTTCAATAGAGCCCAATACATCCTTGGCTAAACGCATCAAATCGCTATCAACAAGGAATTCAGCAAGGTTTGAGTCGAAGGCGATGCCTGTTTCCATTTCTACAGGTGCATCAATCTCGTCATCTACAAGAATATCTTCTTCCGTAACCAAGATTTCTGCCGCAGAACGGATTTGATCGGCACGACTTGGCTCAGGCGTCACCTCAACGGCATTGCCAAAAGGTATTACGTCGGGATCGTCTTGTGTGCCTAACTCTCGCTTTTCAATAGCCATTAATAATATACCTTTCTGTCACGCCTCATGGGGTGCATTTCATTGACGTGGTCATTCTCTAATGACAGGAAACCGCCCTGTCGAAACCGCATCAATGCCATTGTCGCCGAGTCACAATAGTCGTCGTGCTCTCCGTAGGGGAAGGAAGCCATTTCTTCAATCACCTCTTCGGCAAATTGTTGTTCAGGTGCCCATACCATACCAGACTCGAATATGGGAGCCACAGAATTCATTCTGGCAATCTTATCCTGACCTCGGCTTGGCGTATAGGCTGTAACCGGAATGCCCATACGGCGAAGTTCTTGCGTTAAAGGGGTGCCTGACGCTTTAGCCTCAATTAGGACGCAGTCTGGCTCCCAGTATTTGTATTCATCCCAAGCCAGCTTTTTAAGCTCAGGAAAGTCCATCCTGACCCGTTTTGCATCCAATAAGATGATTTGGTCAGGGTCTCCGTCTTGCGGCTTAAACACCGCCCACGTAGTAATCGCCGAATAGTCAGCGGTTTCTTTCTTGGAAAACGCCGTATCGTAGCTTTGTATTACGTAGTCATACTGCGGAATGTGGTCTTGCTCCCACATATTCCACCACTCGCGCTTGACGATAGAGCCCTCTTCTGCGGTCGGGTTCTGCATCCACTGCGCGTTCCACTTGGCCACTGGCAGTGATGCCTTCACCGAGAGCAGTTCTTCTTTCTTCCAATACTCTGGCCAAAGCGGCTCGTCAGACTCCGGCATGATCGCAGGAAATTCAATGACCTCCCATTGGTCTGCGTGATCGTCTCCCTGCCTTTTCAGGACCTTACCCACAAGGTCTTTGGTCGACCATCGTGTCATGACGATTACGATGATGCCTCCCGGCTGTAAACGCTGACGAGGACCAGACGTATACCACTCATAGACCGAATCCATAGCAGTAGGGCTCAAGGCATCTTGCTCAGACACTGGGTCATCAATAATGAGTAGGTCCGCACCGCGTCCTGTAATCGCACCACCTACACCAGCGTAGAATGATTCACCGCCTTGGTTTGTGGTCCATCTACCTGCTGACTTGTTATCAGCCTGTAGCTTCAGTTGCGGAAAAACTTCTTTATATTCATCAGAGTCGATAATGTTACGAACACGACGGCCAAAGCGCACCGCCAGTTCTGCGGTGTGCGTCGTCTGAATGATCTTAAGATTGCCGCGCAAGCCCATCATCCATGCGGGAAAAAAGGTGGAGGCAAACTCGGATTTGGTGTGTCGCGGAGGCAGGCATACAATCAATCGCTTAAGCTTGCCCTCGGCGATCTTATTAAACTTGTCTCCGATAATCTTGTGGTGCCGACCCTCTACAAAATCAGGCCACTGGCTCTTGATGAAGCTAATAAAATCGTGCTGACAACTATCCTGCTTTTCTAGCCGCTTATACCGGTCTAGGAGCGCTAACGCCTCCTGTTGCTCTTGTCTGCTTAGAACATCGAAGTCCTTGAGAAGCGCGTTCGTCATGTAATTTACTCAGGGTAGCGGCCTGTGCGAATTATTTCGCAGACCTCGTCTGCCCGTGATCCTACCTGCTTAGCCCAGCGAGAGTCGTAAAACTCATCGCCAGCCTTTTCGTAGTCGCCAGTGGCCATTGCGGCCATAGCGTTTTTAAACCCCATAAGTCGAGTCAAGCCGAGGTTGAAGCACAGGTTTACGATAGCGTCTTGACGAACTGAATCTAAGTCCATGAACCAAGACAGTGCGATCAATTCCTGCTTGCACCTTTTGATGTCGTTTTCCAGCAGATAATCTATTTCATCATCTGACAACCCTAAGCCGTTGTTTTCGCTTATGTTTCTGCCTACGCCAATTGTTTCAAAACCGGCCGGGCACAGGTAACAGAACTTTTTGACGCCTTCATGGCGCTTTAATTGTGCAACGAGCTTGCTCATAACCTATCTCCAATCACAAGGCTAAACTTCAAGACCCTTAGTTTCTCTGCTGGACACTCCTGCTTGCGCGCGCCCTGTCGAGACCTCGCTCTTGCATGAGATACGCAATAGCATCGTCTCGATTAGTAAAGCGAGGAACATCAAGGCGATTTTGATTAACGCCCTGCGTCACGGTAAACATAGGCCCACCACCCATATTGACTAAGCGGTCGTAAGCAACGGCAAGATTGTTAGGATCAGCACCGGGGGCATTGAGCCCTCTGAGTGCCGCCATGGCTTCATCAAGATCGCGGAATCTAACATTTTCAAATCCACGCCCCTCAAGTCCAAAGCCGCCTTCTACATCGCGTCCTGAGTAACGATCAATCAAGCCCTGCTTGCGCGCCTTAAATTCTTCGACTCGTCGCCTGTTTTCCTCAAACCTACGAAGGCCTTCAAGTCGACGCTCTTCAATCGCGCGTCTTTCTTCGGCCGTTAATTGTGGTGCTCGTGTTTGACCTGCACCTACAAATTGCACCGCGTCAGGATCTTCTAATTCGTTACGTGCATAATCTAGTGCTTCCTGCCGTGTGCCAAATGATTGATCACCAGCAAAAAAGGTGGGTTGATCTACAGGTTGACCTGCGGCAGAAATACTCGCGATTCCTCCTTGAGGACCCGGAGGCATTTGTCCGGTGTATTGGCCTGTTCGCTCATCAAATCCCGGTGTTCCGCCTGCATACACCGTATCATTAGTGTCTTTTTGAGGGGCTTGGCTTTGCATAAATTGTGAGTACATTGGCGCCGGTGGCGGAGCCATACCAAACGCCGGTTGTTGCATCCCCCCTCTCTGCGCGCTAAACAGGTCTATGTCAGAAAAGGGACTAGAAAAATCTGCGTAAGGGTTTTCATAGCTCGCGTAGGGGTTTTCATAGCTCGCGTAGGGATCTTGATATGGCTGTGGCTCAGGAGGCTGATACGATCGCTCTGATCCGCCAAATAGATCAATAGAGTTATAAGGGTTGAAATCAAAATAGTTCATGGTCTACTCCTGCTTTTGAGACGCACCAAAGTAAAAACTTACCACGGCAGAAACTAAGCCGCCAAGATATCCAAGGATCAGGTTGATTAGCTCCATGGAGGTGGAGCCGGGAGGCTCGACAACAATAAATGCACAGAAGGAGCAGAAGAAAATGACCATAATCAAACCAATGGTCCGGGCTGTCCAATCTGTTGAGAAGTTAGATCGAGCGTCCTGTATATCCTTTGTTTCTAAAGCAAAGACATCAACCTCTAACTCTTTCATGCGCGCTTCAAAATTTAGCTCTGCTTTTTTGATTTCTGCAAGCTGATCAGGCGTGGCCTGCGCCAGAGCCCTCTCAATCTTTGCAGGAGCAGGATCACAGCCTAAGACGTCCGCCAGCATAGATGCGGCCGCACCGCCCACAGGGCCTCCTAGAGCGGCTCCTAGCGTGGGTGCCAGCGAGCCTACCAATCCTTTAACTTTGTCAAAGTTCATCGAAAATACTCCACGAATACCAATGAGCCTAAAATAAACGGATAGATAGCAAGCAACATACGCTCCTGTCGCTTAAACTGCTCTGCGCCTGAGTCAAGTCGCGTTTCGATGGCTTTCATGCGCAGTGCGCACTCACGCTCGTGCATTTCAATTTTTACCAAGGCTTCTTCTGCTTTATCCATTAGTTACCACCTAGTGGGTTTGTCGCATCTATTGCCATCCATAAATCGTCCATGTCTCTCTCAAATCGAGACAGGCGCTCGTCAATGGTTGACAGTGCATCTAATTTACCAGAAACACGTAGCTCTGTTTCAGATGATGTTTTTTCAACCGAGCTAATCCGGTCACGCAAATCCAGTAGTTCAGACTGCGCCTCCATAATCTGTACAAGGTTAGCGCCTAATTCCGCCAACTTGCCTTGCAGGTTCTCCACATCGGCCGCTGTCATGGCCTGTTCCATAGTCGACAGCTTAACATCCATAGCCTGCAAGCGCTGAGCATTTGATTCACGGAGGTCATCAAACCGTGAAGCGAGCGCTTCAGCCTGTGCGGTGGCGGCTATGACTGCTTCAGACTGCTCGTTAAGTTGCGCAAAGAACTGAGACGCCGCCCAGATTCCGCCCCCGATTGTTGAGCCAAAAGTGAGCACAATAGCGATCCAAACGCCCTTGATGGACGTCCCGCCGACATTAACTTCTAAATCTTCAAGGGCCACCGCTTAGACACTCCTCTTGATTCTCCGCGAACCAACAACCACCTTCCGGGCTTGTAGTCCAAAATTCCTCTGTTTCTGCCCGAGTAAGCACATCCTGCGCCTCAACAAAGTAATTGCTTACTTGTAGGCCCTGTATTGTCGCACCATCATCGAACGAAACCCAAACAGCCGTTGTATCTAAATCAAAAAATATAGAGGCGGCTTCCTCAAACGTCACGTTGTACTCTCTAGCCATATTGTCCGCTTGATCAAGCAAGTTTTCATCGTTAGCGACCGCCATATACGCCGCCGCCACCTGAATAGCAGATTCGGTGTTTGATAAAGCCGTGTTGTACGTCTCGATATCTTCGTCTTGAAGCACCACATCGTTGGCGCCCATGAACTCTTGCAGGGCCATTGCTTCGCGCTCGTCGGCCGCTGTCTGCGCGTCCTGAGCCATCTCGTTGACCGTAGCAACCATAATAATCTGCTGTGCCGCATCGACGTAGGCGTCAATCATTTCTGACACCTCATCCATGGCTTGATCGGCTTGGTCTTGGAAGTATTGATCTGCGCCGGGGTCGTAACTGTAGGTGGCCGCTTGCACTGCGGCGACAGCGGCGTTGTAGGCGTCTTGCTGTTCTTTGGATATGTAGCCGTTTTCGGCCATAGCTGGTGCGATGAAGCCTTCACCCGCGTAGGCGGCCCCACCAGCAATTGTCTTGATGCCATAAGCAAAGGTGTCACGAATGCTCTGGCTCGTGTTCACTAAATCGTCAATTTCGGTCGCGCTTAGTGGAGCGGAAGCGATCACTAAGAGAGCCGCCGTCAGACTCTTGCTCGCCATTGTCATCACCACCCCCAGCTAACAGCGCGTCGTAGAATGCCTTATCTTCCAAATAGTCTGGAATCCACAGTTCTGGATTCTTTTTAATCGCCAGTAGTGCGTTTTTACCCACTACGAGACGCCCTGCGCGGATTATAGGACATGGAGTTGCACTCATGAACATAGCCCGCCACACCATAGCATTCTGGCACATGAGCGACACGCTGGCGACCTTCATTCCCATGTTTGACAACGTAATGGCATTCAAACGGCGATTGCATTCCTCATCCTGCCGATAAAGGCCGGACGATACACCAAAGCCAACAAGCTGTACGCCGCCAGACAAAGACTTTAGGCATGATTGCTGTCCCGTGCTCATCAAACTAGGCGCTACAGCCGTGTTTGCAGGCATCTGTCGACCAGATCCTGCTCCATTGTACGTTTTATTGACGTTGTTGTTATTCGAGTTTGACGTATTTAAGTCGCCTTCGATATTGGTGTCGTCACCGTCAAAATCAGGCTCGTATTCTCCATCGTCCCGTGTGGGAGGCGGATCTTCTTCTGGCGCTGGGTCGATATCCTGCCCGAAGGCAGGACTATAAAGACTAATTGACAGCAGTATCAGTAGGCACTTCGTCGTAGTCCTCATCGACAATTTCCTCAGCTCCCTCCAAAGACTGAGCCAACAGGTTGACGAAAGCCTCGCGGCCGACAACCAATTGGTCTACGTTGAACCGCGCGCTCGCAAGCTTACGATCAAGATCATTGATGTGATTGATTAAAACTTGCTGTTGATCGCCAAGATCTTCAACGAAGTATTCTTTATCATTCACGGTGATTGGGGTCTTTTCATTTTTTCCCATCGTCGCTACTCCTAGTTGTGGTTGGTTAGTGTTTGGCCTTCCCGATGTTAATCGCCATAATGTCGATGAACTTATACAGTTTGGCCAGCCATGCGTCGTCTTGAGGCGTAGGCGTTACCGCCGCAATTATCGAGCATACAGTTACGACCATAGGGGCAATGGCCGCTAGGTCAGATATTAGTTGCAGAATCATGCTGTGTAGCCTTGGCCTGCGCTAATAGCGGCATTGGCGTCACTCATGTCCTCGCCATCCCAATCGTCCTTGGCGACCATAATCTCAAGGTGTGCCACGTTACGGTCACAGCAGTCTTGTCGCTCGTCGGCTTCCCACTCGTCGTGGTCGCCAGCAACAATGGCGTTAATAAGGTCTACGCTATGTCCCATAGCAGTAAAGTCTTGTGTGCGCTCTTCAGCGGTTCTTGCTTCGTCAGTCATGGATTAACTCCTTAGTTTGATTCAAGCTCTTCAATACGAGCAGTAAGTTCTTGGATTGCTTTGACAAGCACTGGTATTAATGCGGCTTCCGCCACTTCTTGTGAACCATCTTCTCTATCGTCCCAAAGTGTAAAGCCGTCTTTAATACTATCGTCAGCGTCTATAGCCGCTTTTACTTCTTGCGCTATGAAGCCGTGATTAGTGTGAGCATTTTTGAATACTTCAGTTGAGTCAGCTTCGTAAGCGTTAAAGGTTTCTGGTAGTTCGCCAAGTGTTTTGTACTTAAAGGTACGAGGACGCAAAGCGTTTACAAACGAAAGGCCCGCCATAGAGTCTTCGATGTCTTTTTTGTATCGTTCATCTGATACTGTAGACCAAGTTACATTTCCGTGTGCGGCCCTTATGTCGTCTGAGCCAGAGCCTATTGTTGTGTAACCTGCATCACAACTAAGATTAAAACCAAAGCCTTGTGCTTTATCACTAGTAGCCGATGAAACATCGCTTTGGCTTCCTACGATTACAGTGTAGTTGCCCGTCGTTAAAGCATCACCAGCCCCAAATCCCATTAGAGTATTGTCAACGCCTGTGCTGATTAGTTGGCCTGCACTTCCACCAACTGCAACGTTTTTAACGCTTGTGGAGGAGGTGGTGTTTTGCGACATTAAGGCTCTTCTGCCGACGGCAACGCTATCATTTCCTGCCGTCTCAGCACCTAAAGAGTTTGCCCCAATTGCTACATTGTCAGCACCTGTAGTAATAGCATCACCTGCCGTCCATCCAACAGCAGTGTTTTCATCGCCTGTGGTATTACTTCCTAACGCATCTCGGCCAACAGAAGTGTTATTGCTGGCAGTTGTGTTGCCCTCTAAGGCGCCTTGACCGACTGCTGTATTATTTGATCCAGTAGTGTTGGATAGCAATGCTCTATAACCAACGCCCGAGTTGTTGGAAGCTGTAGTGTTGGCCTTTAGTGCTTCACGACCTACGGCAACGTTAGTTCCGCCTGTAGTGTTCGACTGTAAAGACCCTTGACCAACGGCAGTGTTTTCTGGTCCTGTCGTGTTCGCATACATAGAATTCATACCCACAGCGACATTGCTATTAGCTGTTGTATTCCCACGTAGAGCTTGCACGCCTATGCCTGTGTTCTGTGCGCCAGTCGTGTTAAGAGTAAGCGAATCATACCCCACTGCTGTGTTGTTGGCCGCAGTCGTATTAGCATCAAGCGAGCCGTAACCTAATGCTGTGTTGTTTTGGCCTGTGGTGTTGGCTAACAGTGCAAACGCACCAAGTGCCGTATTGTTAATTCCTGTGGTTACTGCCGCACCTGCTGATACACCCATAAGCGTGTTATTAGCGCCGGTTGTCATGCTATAACCTGCAACATAACCAACAGCAGTGTTATTTGCATCTGCCGCTGAGGTGTTGTTTTGCGTAAACAACGCAGAATAACCTATAGCCGTTGACCTGCTTCCTAGCGTTTCTTGCCCTAAAGTGTTTACGCCAATAGCTACGTTGAAATCAGAGTCTGTTAACGCATCACCAGCAAGTCCGCCAATGAGCGTGTTAGAAACGCCTGTAGTAACTGCGGCTCCTGCGTTATCTCCTACGGCTACGTTGTAAGCATTAGTTGCTGAAGTGAAGTTTTGAAGTAGTAAAGCATCTCGCCCAATGGCAACTGACTTACTACCTTTAGTATCGCTTGAAAGTGCTTGGCTACCCATTGCGATGTTACTATCGCCTGTCGTAAGAGCATCACCAGAAAGACCACCTACGAGTGTGTTGAATGTGCCTGTGGTTACTGCCGCACCTGAGTTATGCCCTACAGCTACGTTATACATATTGCCAGCTGATGCAGGGTTTTGCGCGTTTAAAGCAAATGTGCCGATTGCTACACTTTCAGAGCCTAAGACATTTGTTGTCATGGCAGAGTAACCAATGGCTACGTTGTTGTCAGCATCTGTAAGAGCATCGCCAGCAAGCCCACCCATTAAGGTGTTTTGAGTGCCTGTGGTTACTGCTCCACCTGCGTTATATCCTACTGCTGTATTAAGAGCATTTGCCGCACTGCTGTTTGATTGTGCGCCTAAAGCGTTCCAACCAATAGCTGTACTGTACTGACCTAATATTTCAGAGCTTAAAGCCCCATAACCTACGGCTGTGGTGCGATCAGCATCAGTCAGTGCATCACCTGCAAGACCACCCACGAATGTGTTTTCAATGCCTGTGGTTACTGACCCACCAGCAAACATACCAACTGCTGTATTATAAGCATCGGTAGCTGAAGTAAAGTTTTGAGCAACCAAGGCTTGATAACCAATCGCTACACTTCTACTACCTTGAGTATCACCGCCTAAAGCACCTTTGCCCACTGCTACGTTGTAATCAGCATCTGTAAGTGAATCACCTGCTAAACTACCGATGAGGGTGTTGTCTATGCCTGTGGTTATATAAAAACCAGCATCCTTTCCGACAGCGGTGTTATTTGATCCTGTCGTATTAGACGTTAAGGCGCTTCTGCCCAAGCCCGTGTTATTTGCTCCGGTTGTGTTCTGCCCTAAAGAGGAACTGCCCACCGCTGTGTTATCGTCTGCCGTGGTGTTAGCATCCATAGCAAAAGCACCAACAGAAGTGTTGTGTGTGCCTGTGGTTACGTCATTACCTGCGTTATAGCCGACCGCTGTGTTGTACGTGCCAGAGCTATCGGTAACATTCATGTTAGCCAAAGCCCTAGAGCCTACCGCAACATTATAAAAACCTGTTGTATTGGCGCTAAGGGCTTTATAACCAAGACCAGTATTCTCGCCACCAGTTGTTATTGCGTCACCAACCAAACCACCAATAAGCGTATTGCTTACGCCTGTAGTTACTGATACACCCGCATTAGCGCCAACAGCTACGTTGTAAGCACTAGTTGCACTTGTAAAGTTTTGAGCATTAAGAGCTTGGTGTCCGACTGCTACACTGCTACTACCTTGTGTGTCGTTTCTTAGAGCATAAGCGCCTAGCGCGGTGTTCTTAGTGCCTACTGTAACTGCGCTTGCCGCATTAGAGCCAAAGGCCGCGTTTTCTGCACCTGTAGTCGCCGCACCTAAAGAAGCGTGACCTACGGCAGTATTGTTAGAAGCCGTAGTATTTGCATCCAGAGCCTCGTTGCCCACAGCAGTATTTGTTGCGCCAGTCGTGTTTGCACCCAAAGCACTTGGGCCAACCGCTACGTTTCCTGCGGCTGTAGTATTGGCATCTAGCGCTTGATAGCCGACCGCTACATTGGAAGCACCTGTGGTGTTTGCCCGCATTGCTTGGTAGCCAAGTGCAACGTTATTTGAAGCAGTTGTACTAAAGCGTAAAGCCTCACGGCCTACAGCAACACTGCTACCTCCAGTAGTGTTGGTAAAGAACGCTTGGTCGCCTATTGCAATGTTGTTTGCACCGCTAGTGTTTGCAGTTGCGGCTTGATTACCTATTGCTACATTACTGCCACCACTTAACGAGCCATCGTCTAATGCGGCATCACCCAGCGCCACATTGCCTGTACCCGTAGGATAGTTCCCATCCAGCTTGATTGTGCCGCCGTCTACTGACAGGTTGCCTGCGACTGTAGCGCCGTCGGTTACAGCAGTACCTGTAACGTCGATGCCTGTATTCGTTGTTGCAATTTTGGCTGACCCATTAAAATACGCAGTAACTGCACCATCAGTGACGGCAGTCATCATGAACTCGTTATCCGCCGCATTTTTTAACTGAAAATCTGTAGCCAACACCTTAAGGTCATTTGTACCTTGATCGCTAATGTAGCTATTAGAACCATCGTGATAAATCTGTAGGTCAGAGCCAGCACCGAAGACCGCTTTAGCGTTGTCACCGAACTCAAGCGCCGAATCAGAGCTATCCCATACCGCGTTGTAGCTTGCGCCGGTTAGAGTCAGGTCATCGCCTGAAGACATGGTAAGGCCGGTGCCGCCCGAGGTATTACCCGCAACCAACACTTCCGCCAGCGTATCGGTAATACCGGGATCGACTAGCGCCATAGCATCGACTACTGCCGCACCAGAACCTGCTCCGTCGAGATAAACTACGGCTGTCTTGCCGGTTGCAATGGTGACGTTTGCACCAGAGCCCTGAGAGATAGTGATCGACTGCGAGCCAGTGGTCGCATTTTCGATAAACATCACACGCGAAACGGTATTCGGTGCAATGGTCAATGTGCGGGTAGCGCTAAGCGTGGCCGACGAAGTGACCTTGAAGTAGAACGATCGAGCTGGGTCAGTGGCGCCATCCGCTACCGTCGTGGTAGCGTCAGCGTCTGAAGAGAAGCAATCCTGCGTGTTATAACCTAACGCTTCGCCGATGAGCTCAAGGGATGTATTTGTGGTTGTACCCCACGTTCCCGAGCCTTCACCTGTCGCAAGCTCAGTAAGGCGCAAGTTGTTGACATAAGTAGCCATAAGTTTTTCCTCTTAGGCGGCGTCCCGCCCTGCTTCAATTTCCGTCCATGTCGGATCTTGTGTATCGTCTATCGTACTATAGCTCGGCGTCTGTGAAGTAGATATTGCCGCATAACCCGCAGACTGGCTATTGTCAATCTCAGACCACCCCGGTGACTGGGAATCATCTACCTGATTGTAGTTAGGGTCTTGGTCCGTGTCTATCTGAGACCAAATAAACAGTGAACCTACCGCAAAATTAGCCTGTACGCCCGTCAACTCGACAATTGAGTCCGCACTCGTCTCTACTGCGCCGATTGCAGAGTTAATCTGCTGGCCGGTAACCGACACGTCTTGGCGTATCTGAATGACCACATCGCCGATAGCGGAGTTAATTTGCTGACCGTCTGGCGTGACATCTGCCTGCGCAACGACGCTCACATCACCAAGGCTTGCGGTCATGCTGACGCCTGTGACCTCCACAAGCGCTACAGCGTCAACCTCGATACTGCCTACCGCAGACGTGGTTTGCTGTCCCGTAGGCGTTACATTGGCAATGCCAGTGACCGTGAGAGAGCCCACAGACGCCGTTGCGCTGACACCTGTCGGTGTAACGTCAGCATTGGCTTGGACCGTGACAGATCCTAGCGATGCGGCCATGCCAACGCCAGTCACATTGACGTTTGCTACACCGCTGACTGTCGGTGCGCCGACACCTGCTGTGGTCTGCTGACCGTCTGGCGTGACGTTTGCTACACCAGAGACGCTGACGGCCGGGTTGAAGCCAGACGTAATGCCAAGGCCGGTGACGTCGACATCTGCGGCCGCTCTGACTGTAGGGGTGCCTAGCTGAGCTGTAGACTGCTGACCGTCTGGGGTGACGTTGGCAAGACCAATAACATCGACACTGCCGACCGATGCGGTTGCGGATTGGCCATCTGGGGTGACATTAGCTTGTGCATCGACCGTTACTGAGCCAAGGGCAGAGCTGACACTGAAGCCTGAGACCTCAACAATCGCCTGCGCAATAACCTCCACATCGCCTAATTGCGACGTGACTTGCTGGCCAGTAGGGGTGACGTTAGCGAGAGCAACAACCGAAAGGCTACCGATCCCGCTAGTGATTTGCTGGCCCGTAACTTCAACCGGGAGAGGAGTGCCCCAAGCACCCTCGCCCCATCCGCCACGGCCCCAGCCGTTGATGTTAGCCATCGTTTAACAGGTCGAGTGCATCGTCGAGATCAGCTACGGACGAATTCATGATGTCTCTGATAGATCCGCTCATGAAATCGGTGGCTAAGGACGCATTCAAACGGTTGATAACTTCTTGAATCAGTTCTTCGGCAGTCATGGTGGCCTCCTATTAGGGGACCATCATACCCTTAATGCTGTGTTGCGACAGCCTGATATTTGCGCTTCTTGAGCACCTTCTCGACTTGACGATAGTGCCATTCCTTCTCAGTTTGCAAGGAATTAAGCTCTTTTGCGATGTATCTGTAGCCTCGGCCACGGTTGTGCAGTTTGTGGATAACTCGAATCCACTCCTGCTCCTCGGGCACTTCAACAAGGCGCACACGCTTTTTGTTGCCATGCTTCTCTTCCTCGGTGCGCCAGCCATAGGGCACTCCGCCACCGATGTAATAACCTCGCGAAGCCCAGTCCATTTTGCCTTCTCCGAAGCGATCCCGGATGTTCGCGTGTTCGATCTCCGCTACCGCAGACAGAACCATTAGCATGATCTTGTTGACCATGTCGTTCATGTCAAAACGCTGATCGAGGCCGTGCACCTTGGGCCGCTTCTTGTGTACGACTGGCATATCGCCGAACTGCTCGCAGAAAAAGAGCTGAATGCCGATGTCTTCCAAGATCGGAATAGTCGATAACAAATCCTGAGCTGATCGAGAAAAGCGATCAAGGCGGGTCGCTATGACCACGTCGTGCTCCTCAATGACGTCAGTCATGGCCCTCGACGCGGGTCGTTCGAGAATGTCGGTCGTGCCTGACACCCCGTCGTCGATAAACCATTGGTCAATAGCCCGGTTGTACTTGTTGATCGAAAAGTTGGTGATCAACTGCTTTTGCTGATCAATAGAAACACCAGAACGGCACTGCTCCTGCGTTGAGACGCGGACGTAGCCATAAATCCGGTGTTTGTACTCGCGAGGTTGAACGATCACTTTATGCCTCCTTTGTAACCGTAGTCTGCCATCTCCTCGTGCAGACGCTTCCAATCGATGTCGAGCGGGTGATGATCATCTGCCCGGTCAGCAAACATGGTAAAGCCATCCTTCTGAAGCTCGACAGCTCGGTAAAACTTGGGCACACCATCATAAACGATGTCCAGACCATGCAACTTGCAGGTCCTGCGCACCCGGTTGTAATAGCGCTTTTTCTCCTGAGCGTTAAGCACCACGAGCCTCCTCCGCAACTATCGCCTGCGCTATCTGCTGGCGGATCTCCATGATCTGCTCGATCGCCTCCTTCGGATGATTGAAATCCTGTATCAGAGCGCTGAGTTCAAGAAGGAGCAGGTCGGCCTGCTCCGTAGTGAGTTCAACCTTCATTACAGCTCACCCTTGGTGTTTTCGTAGTGGTCGATAAGCAACGAGAACAACTGCGGGTTGGTCAGCTTGAACGGAAAGTTATCGTCAACCTTGGCCCTCAATGCAACCCACTTGGCGGCGAGATCGCCTTCCAAGGTTAGGTTCTGCTTTGGTGCTGTTCGCTTGCGCGGTTTCGCTTTACTGCGATCGTAAACGCCTCTTGGCATGGTGTTTCCCTCCATACGAATGAATGTTCCATGTGGAACACTGCGGATGGTCGCACAGGCCGTGTCGATGTGCAAGTCTTTGTAGAATTAAAAATAATTGTATTTATTTGTATAAATTTGTAGACATGGACACGGAAATATGAGACCATGTCTTTGCGGTCGGGGGTTCCGGCCTTAACCAAGGAGAGAAAGATGAGTGCTTATTTATGTGACCCGGCGGATTTCGTGGCTTTGGCTCGATACGCCAAGCGACCTTGTAACGGCTTCAACGGTTACAACCTTTTCACTAAAGAGCGAATTGGTGGTGACGACAGCGAGCTTAATGTTCGAGAAATTGCCTTGAAGCTTGCGACTGCCAACATCTGCTCTGTCGCCTATCGATATCCGCGTGAGCCTTTCGGCGGATTCCTCAAGGACGAAGAGGAGATGGTTGAGTTCATGTGTGAAGTAGCGCAGGAGGCGCGAAAAAATCGCATTCCTCCAAGCCACAGCGAGGCTTTCATGTTGGCCGCTCAGGTTGAGTACCAAAGCTGTGAGCGCCCTGACTGGATCGAGCAAGACGCCTACTGGATCTTGCAAAGCATCCGAAACGACGCGGGTCGCAATATGGCCCAAGCAGTAGAAGACCTTAAGGAGGTAGCGTAATGAAAACTGCACCACGTTTTTACACTGGAAACCCGGAGACTGTGCTGGCCTACCAGCCAGTCGATCTGGAAAAGCTGAACGCTGAACTGCGCACCGCAGAACAGCTTTGGAATAAGGAGTGGCGCGCTCAAGGCGCCACCGACGAGGGAAGCTGTTGCGGAGGCAAGGGTATCCAAATCTGGTTCTGTGGACCTCGCAAGCGAATTGCTGAGCCCAAAACCATCATCCCAGCGCCGCCGGTACAGGGAAACGTGTCTGCGCAACGCAGTGTGGGTCCCGCTCTTGAGTATCTCAAGGAGCAGGGCATCGAGGCTCGTTACTATGACGGGTGGATGGATTAACGCCCGGTTGCGCCAGCGCGCAGAGCTTTTATTGATGGGAGGCTATCGAGAGGACGAGGTGGTCTCCAATCTTCTGGTCGAGTACCCGTCACTCGATGAGTTTCAACAAGAAGACCTTCCTAAAATTGTGAAACAGGTCAGAGAGACCCTATCCCCTTCTCCTCGCTCGACGTCGCTCTAGCAGTCTTTTGCTTAGAGCCTGAAACGCCGGGCTTTCCGAGATCATATCCGCTATCTCTTCCGCCGCTTCGTAGTCGAATGTCTGTGCCTTCGAGTAATCTTCCCGTGTCTTCGAGGACTGGTCTTGGCTGGTCGATCGCGACCGTGTTATCGATTCTCGTGTAGCCATCTGCTATTCCCTCCTTGCGCAGTATATCATAAGTAGCCGAGGGCTTATTGCCCACTTTGTTCAGGTAGTCTGTCGGTATCATGCGGCCAGTCTTATAAAACCGCCGGAACATTCGGATTGCCGCTTCTTCTGCTGGCACTTGCACGTCCACGACCTGCACGTTGTATCCGGCGTTCCTGTATCGTTCGACTTTGCCTCGAATCTTGTCCGCATTCTCTCCCACCGTTGGGATGACCAAGTTATCTCCCTCATCGATCGCCAGTTGCTCCATTTGATTGATAATGGCTTTCGATTCGGTGTGTACAGCGTTTGCACCAACCCCACCCGCGTACTCAGGGAGAAGTTTCTTCGCTTCATCTGAATCAATGATGGTAGCGTCATACTTACGCGCTATTGGGTTCGATATTGAACTTTTACCAGATGCCGGGGGACCCAAGACAATAACTGCCGTCTTATCACCCGTGCGTGTCGCGGGGCCGGGGTAAGGCAAGCCGTCGTCTGTCCAAGCCAAGCTTTTAGACTGGTCGTACAATCGGTCAATGGCGTCATCATAGCCAATAACCTCTTCCACTTCATCGCCATTCCTAAACTGAAATACGCGGTTCTCGAGCCATTTAGGCGATCCAAATCCTTTCGTTTCGTTGGTCAGTGGTATGCGGCCAATTTGAGCCATGGCCTCAACCACCACCGGGTGATTTTCTGCAATCTCTCGCATATCTGGCGCTTTTTCATCGATTGCGCGCTCTAACACCTTGCCGAATTCGTTCAACTGCTCAGCAGAAAGGTCATTCGATGACCGCAAGGCCTTTGCGGCCGCTCGGGCACCTAGTCCTACGATAGGAAGCACCCCGAGGCTCTGCAATCCGGCGCTAAGGTAGTTACCCTCACCGATATTCTCCGCTAAAGACGGCCCTCGCTGTCCCTCAAGCACCATTTCCTCTACGGAGACGTCACCTTCCGGGAACTCAGGGTATTCACCAAAGATATCAGCCACCCCGGCTACGCCGGTCAAACCAGCAAGCAAGTTCGCAGTCTGGGCGCCGCTGAGAAGAGGATCACCACCGCCTGAAACTCTCTCCCGCTGGTCCTGAGCACGTTGGCGGCGGTCTCGACGACGGTCTCGGTACGTCATCGGCGACTCTTCCTCAAAGATGTCTACATCTTCGATGGCCGCGCTTGCATCATTCGGTGCCATGAGAGCACCTGCACCTATCGCCGTTGCCGCTGTCCCGCCAAGGATGTTCGCGCCCTTGTATTGAGGGTCGAATGCGGCGTTGACTGAGCGGATATCTCGCTCATCAAAGGTGTTTCTGATCGGTATGTCACCGGCAGAGCTTAAATGACTACTAGCAAGGTCCTCTACACCCGTAATTCCATCAACATTACGAAGGTTGTAGTTGATTTCGGGCATATCCATGATGGCCGCTTCAGGATTTCGCGCCTGATAGTCATCAAAACCAATGGTTCCTGAGCCTTTTCGCGTCAGTAGAGGGTAAATTGCAGAACCATCCTCCAGATCAGCGTACATATCGGCCATGTCAGTGGAAGGCGTTGTATAAACTCCGGGACCTAGCGCTCCATATTCACTAGGGATGAATTCTTTAATGTCCGCTTGAGTCCCATGGTACTGAATATCGTCTGGGTCGTAGCCTTGTTGGCGCGCTCTCTCCATTCGAGATCCGCGATCCATAGGTAATTCACCATTAGCGATGCGGTAAGCGGTGTCTTTTGGGTAGCCCCGGCTCACCAGTTCGGTCATCGCTTCAAGTACGGACTTCATTAGGCGGCCTTTTGATTAGGAATCCAGTCTTTTGCCAGTATATCAAGCCAGTCGTCGAAAGGAATCACTGCGCAACCCGTTAAATCAGCGTAATCCGAGTTAAATGCGCCCATCGGCAGGGTGACGCGGATGGGTTTGTTGTTGAACTTCCAAACCAAGACGGGAATGTCGTCCCCGGCGGCCGTGCAAACCTGCTCCCACCACGCTTTTTGATACCACCAACCATCCTTGTAAGCCTTGCACTCGATCGCATAGCCGGGAATAGTGATGTCGCATAGGTTTTTCGCTTGATATTGATCAAGGTTACGCTTGCAACGGACATCGATGCCTTGCGCCTCAAAGAAAATATTGAGTCGTTTTACGATATCCCGCTCAAATGCGGCACCCTTGTTACGTGAATCAGCCATTTCGCGATATTATCCTATCTGGGAAAAAATTCTAGGCCATAGGGGTCCCTTGGTCTTTTGCAGAATCGACCCCCACCCCCACAACCAGAGCGCTACCCCTCCAATCATAGCGCTGGGGGTGAGGGGTCCCTTTTATCCATCAAATAAAATTAAGTTTTGAATGTACCAAACTCAGCTATAGCTATACGCCATCGGCCGCGCGCGATTCAGGGGGGTGCGGGGGTCCCCCCTAACGCGATCTGAAGGCCGTTTTCCGACCCCATAGAGACCCATTGACCCATCCAGTTACGTCCCGTACAGGCCAATACAGGCCGTTTTAGGCGTAGCGTGACCCCCGTGAACACACAAATGCGGCGCAGGGGTCACAGAATCGGCCCAATGATCGGTAAAATCGATGGTCAGGCGGGTTTTTTGGGGTTTTTCCGGGATTTTGGCGGGGCGTAGAGAGAGAGCCTCTCTACGCGGTTTTGCATATCGTTAAGCACGATATCGACTGTCAGTGATCTTTGTCTGAGAAATTATTTTCCGTGCCCAATAATTCGTTGAGCCTAGACTTGATATCGTCCTTGCTCATGCTGTCGATGTTGGCGTTGATGTTGAGGTTCTGAGTGCGCTGAACCGTTAGGCCACCGAGCTGGTTAAGCTCCTTCACAGCACTCACAGCGGCGTTGTAATGCCCACTGTCGAACGCTGTCTCAGCGATGTTCCACAGCATCGACCCAGTCTTCTCAGGCGTGATGGCGAACTTCTCTCTCAGCTCCTCCTGCTTCAACCTGATCGCTTTCGTGACGTGGGGATGCGTCTTGCCATCCATCATCTTAGTGGCACTCGCCGCAGGGAATGAGAACCCGGAGCGTCGAGCCGCTTCCGTTTGCCCACACGAGCCCTCCGTGTAGAACCACACGAACGCCGCTTGCATCTCGGTCAAGCCAAGCTCTGGGTCTGCCTCGAACTGCGCTGGCGTGTTGACCAGCGGCTTCAGCTTCTTCCGGGGTCGGCCCGGTCCTCTCTTCTCATCACTCACGATCTACTTCCTTCGGTGAACCAGTCCACAGCGAGTCGCCATACCTTTCGTAGTTACGCAACCATCGCCTCAACGTACTCACATGGACGTGCGAATCATGCGCCACTTCGCCCATCGACTTACCGCTGTCGATCATCTTCTTGGCGTTCTTCACTCGCTTCTTATCCATGATTTTCAATCCAAGCAACAGGGTACAGTAGAGGGTAGGGTAGGTGTTTCCTATATACCCCTATTTATACCTTACAAATATATCTACTTGTAAATATAAAACTACACTTAATAGAGTTGATATACCCTACCCTGCCCTGTCACTATATCCTTTAATATCAAGCACTTAACCCTAGTCAAAACAGGGTACAGTGTACATCTACCCTCCAAAACAGGCCTTTTTCGGGGGTCAGTAGATTTACATTTGTAAAATCACCCCTGTTTACAAATCGTTGTTTTTGCCCCCAAAACAGCCTTAGATGTACCCTGTTCAGGGCATACCCTACCCTGCCTTACCCTCATACATCCCACTTCGGAGGCGGCACTGAGCCCCCATCTTCGATGATAGGCTCATAGTCAATGTCGTATATCTTGCGCCCATTACTCTTGCGCGGAACGCATCCATTCGCCGCCAACACTCGTGCCGCTTCCTTGAAGTCCGCCACCCTCGGCGACCTCACGCCAAGGTCTCGCAACAGCTCCGTCATCTGCACCGGGCGCACCATCGTCGATGTGAACTTGACCCGCTGAAGGATTAGGTCTTCGACCACCGACTGCGTCCTCGACAGCTCATTAGACTCTTGCAGTAGCGCTCGCTCTTCACTGGTCAGGAACCAGCCTTCGCCTGTATCAAAGAAGCGCGCCTTCACCTCGGCCCAAACCTGTTGCATATCGATCTTGTGCCGGTAGTTAATACCCTGCACTCGCACAACCCAGAACCTTCGGTTGCCGGTGGGATCAGTCAGGAACTCATTCTCGTTGACTGACCCGTAAAAAATCGTGCGCCGACGATACCGCGAGAACCCGCGATCATAGGGCAGACGTAGCTCGTCATGGCTTCTAGTAATGAAGGCCTTGAGTTGATCTAGGTCAGCCTTCTTGAATGTGCTCCCCAACTCTCCGAGTTCACATATCCAATGGCTCACACACTGCTTGACGCTGTCTTTGTCGCCGGGGTTTAGTGTGGCGCCTTCGAGTAGCCAGTCCTTCTGTGGTGCCAGCGTTTTCATCCACTGGGTCTTACCTAGCGCCTGCCTACCCACAAAGACGAGAATACCCTCACTGGATACACCCTCGTCCCCACAGGCCGCCGCAACGCATGAGGTGAGCCACTTGGTCATGAGAATCTCTTTCAGCTCGTTGTCCTCGGCGTCTACCGTGTCGAGCAGGAGTTGAAGCCGCGATGTTCCATCCCATGGCCG